TCCTCTCTGAGCGTCCCATGGCGTATTCTCTGAGATAAGAGTGTAGCCGTTGTTAATCAGCCATTGGTGCTCATACTCTGTATTGACAGCCCATCCTGCTGATACTGCTCCAGCGCTCCTCAAAGCGTAGTAGACAGAGCTTGAGCAATCATAAGAGCTATCTCCATCTCGTTCTTCCATGCTATAAGAGACTTGCCCCTGTCTAGCTTTCATCCAAGCAATAGCATTCTCAATGTTAATTGTCATTTATATTTTTCCTCTCTTATGGTTAAGTTGTTGGCCAAGGGTCGTCTGTAATATAAGATATTGACGAAACTCTAATATCTCCAATGTCTCTATCGGTTGGTACCGGGTCTGTGAATTGGAATCGTAACATGTTGCTATCTCCAGTACCGCCTAAATACCATGTTCCGTACGAAGTACCTTTATCGTTATAAATCGGACCGATTAACGATGACGGTGAGCGATAACCGTAAGGAATTCCGCCTAATCCTAGAATAAACACATTTCGATCGCGGTCACTAGGTTGTAGCTGATACCCAGGACCACCACGGCGCACAATACCAAACCAACCCCAAGAGAGCCCACTGAATTGGTAATATACTGTATTGTTAACTCTGCGAATCTGTAAGTAAGAATTACCTAACTTAGAAACGATGTTTTGTTTTTTCCAACCTGTATCGCCGTCTAATACAGCCCAACCTTGGTTTCCTGAAGGAGTTCGTTTAATCCATTTCAAGGCTCCATTTGTCTTAGCTGTGTCAACATAGGTTTGACCTAGTGTACCTTCGACTTTACCATTCGGCATGCCAGTACCGGTAAGCTCACTAGACGAAGTTGAAGCATTTTGACTGGAAGCTGGTAAGATAATACTTCCACCACCATCTGAAAGTGACACGATATTTCCATTGATACTGATTCTTTGAGGAATGCCTACACCATCACGACCGTTTTCACCTTTAGGACCAGTTAAACCAATAGGTCCTTGAGGTCCGACTGGTCCAGGTAGGCCAGCGGGACCTTGTTCCCCTCGTTCTCCACGAGGTCCAGGTTGCCCGTCTTGCCCACGTTCACCTTGAATACCTTGCAATCCTTGAGGGCCTTGTAAACCGTCTGCACCTCTTGGTCCAGTTTCACCTGTTGCACCTTGTGGACCACGCTCGCCAGTTTCTCCTTTGTCTCCTTTCGGTCCAGGAGTTAAGACAATATTCTGTAATTCTTGCTTGGTTGCAAACTGACTTGTGTCAATATTATGCTTATTCTCTAAGAGCTCTACACGCTCTTTTAAGGCGCTATCGTCATATACGGTATCTTTATCCGTCTTTGTCTTTAACGCTTCAATATCGGCTGAAATATTGCTTATTTCACTACGAATATTGCTGTCGTCATAAGTACCACCTTGCTCTTTGATTTTTGCAAAGAGGTCGTCCAATTCTTGCTTGGTCACAACATCCTTAACGTTAACAATTCGCCCTGATTCACGTTCGACAAGTGGTGTTTTAACTGCTTTATCAATCTCACTCACATGAACATTGAATAAGAAGCTATACACATCTGCTGATTGCTCTACTTTCTCGAAGTAGATATAACCAATAACGGATTCATCCATAGTGATTAGCGATGTATCAAATTGAACCGTAAACGAATTGCCTTCGATTGCTGCGTCTACTTCCTGGTATCGTTTAGTGCCTTTGAAATAGAATAAACAGATAACCTTAGTAGCGGTCAAATTATCGAGTGTAAACTTGAATTCAGCGATACCTTTATCTTTACTATAAAACTCTTGATAAAGTCTATCCACATCTCGATTGTTGGTTGAAATGGTTAATTTTTTCTCAATAACCTTTTTCAAGCGCTACCTCCTTTCTTCAAAAAGAAAGAGAACCCAAAAGGGTTCTCTGATTTATTTTTCAGTCCACGCATCGTTCATCTGCTTAACCGCAGATTCAACGAATGTGTCCAAGTCTTTGTCGGTCATGCCAATATTATATTTGTTTAGCTCTGCCCGAATTTTGATTCGAGCTTGTTCTAGCTTCTCTTCGCCTTTGTATCCAGTCTCAGCTGATACTTGTTCAACTGCATTGACCGCATTCTTGGCCAAAATTTCAACGATCTTGACGGTCTTTTCACCGCCTTTTTTAACAAGGTATTCTTTAACAGTTTTGACTGCAATACCAGTCAAAATGACAAGAATGCTAATTGCTGCATTGATGATGATTTCATTGATTTGTTGCATTTGTATGTTCCTCCGAAATTTCTAAATTTAAGTACTTGTTAAACAAGGCATCAATTCGCCCGTTGCCACCTAATTTCTTATAGCTAGAGTGCATCTTATGAATAATATCAGACTCATGCACTGTTGTATATCCACGTTTTAGAGCAGCAGTGATGTCCCGTTCTAACCGTAGATACATTGTGGCTAAATGCGCTTCATCGTGAATTGCCAATTTATTATTGATCTCAATAATATTCTTTTGATTATCTTCACCAATAACGTGGATAGTGTTCAACTCAGTCTTCAATTCCTTGAATTGTTCCTTGTTTAAATTCCCAGCTTTACTAGCGCGCATACCAAACCAGCCAGTAGCGACAACTCCGATTGTAGGAGCTAGCTGAGTGATCGCATGTATCATCTTCTCGATTATTTCAACCCATGTCATACCATCTCCTTAGATGCTATCAGCTTTTGGTGTAATCCAGCGCCATACTGCAAGCACTCCATTTCGTGACAAGTCACCTTCGAGGTCTTTGATAGATTGGCCAGTGTATTCAAATTCACGGTTGATTTGAACGATAACGTTATTACCTTCACCGTTTTTCTCAACGTATTCAGGGTCTGTAATTGTAACCAAGTCATCTTCAAAGTATGTTGTTCCTACTTTCATTGCAGGCAATAGGCTCACAAGGTCTTTATAGACTGTTCCGTAAGTAATATTTTCGCTCATGACTGAATTGACAACCATGACTTTAATCATACGTTGAGTGATTGTGTTAGCTTCTTGTTGTGCTTTGATAAGTTTTTGCAACTCATCTTGCTTAGTCTTGGTGGATTCCAATTCTTGTTGAGTCTTAACGATTGCATTTGCTGGATCCAATTCAGATTTCACCATGTCCAACACCGCTTGGATAAGTACATCTTCTTGGTCTTGTGTGCGATCACCAGCCAATTCGCGTTGGTTGGTTGTGTAGCGAGTTCCGTCTTGTAGGCGGATTTCTACAACGGTTGTAGTTTTGTCTCCAAAACCGCGAGTATAAGGTTTAGTTGCGAGTGTGTAGTTGTTTACTGTCATTTTGTTTGTCCTTTCACTTCTTCAAATTTTGCTTTAAGTTCTTCATCTGATTCGATGATTCGTTTCATTTGCTCAAGCTCCATTGCCGTAACCGTGTATAGAGCTTCTAGCGTAGCTGATTGAGTAGCTTCATTGCCGACTCTTTCACTTAATGATTTAATCGTCAGACTACTAATCTGCTTGTCTTGTTCGTTCATGTTGTTTCCAACCTTTCTACTTTTTGGTTTAATTCCTGAATGGCCTTGATTAAATAAGGCACAAGTGCAAATGTATTATAAGAGTATGCGCCATCTGGATTTTCAAAAAATGCTTCAGGGGCATATTTCTGGACATCTTGAGCCATGATACCACATGAGATATCTTCAATCTTGTCATCGTATTCCTTACGATAAGAGTATGTTTTGAGTTTCTCAATCACATCCAGTCCAGATACTTGACTGTCTTGGATATTGGTCTTGTATCGACGGTCAGAGATATCTTTATTTAAAGATACCCAAGCATAGCCTCCTGACTGTCTATAAAGATAAGCATAGCCAGCGTTCTCCTGAATACGTGTAAACGTGTCAGAGTGTAGATAGTATCCGACTTTATTCTTCTCTCTGTCAATGAAATAAAAAATATTACCAGTAACTTCAAGATTTCCGTGGACTCGAGGGACGTTCCAAAATTGCGCTTTGTTGTAGCAGTGCATTTCTCCATCGCTGTTTACGAACCAGGCATAATTTCCTGGTTTATCCCAGTTGTTGCCCCAATTGACCCACAACGCTGTTTGTTTGACTCGCCAGCCACCGTCGGACATACCAACACGAAAGCTATTACTTCCTGTTATCCAGAATGTTGTTGGGTCTTTATCATGAGTCCCGATTTGGAATCCTCCGATTTTACCCTTATAACCTTCAAGAAATGTTGCTGATACTACTACTGAACGTAGTTTGTTGATGAAGGCTGTTTTAGCTGCTAAAGTGTCCGTGAATACATCGCTAGCGACAAGCTTTTTCGCTAGAGCAGTATCAAATATCAACTTGTCTGCTGCAATCGAATTTGAGCGAATGATGTCAGTGTTCAACGTTCCAATCCGTGCATCTCCGACAAATAACCGTTTGAAGTAGCCATCGATAGCTGTGATTTCATCTGCAAGTGTTCGACCTTTTAGTCGAATCCTGCTAGCTTCAAGTAATATGTCCTTTGGTGCTAAGTTGATTTGTGATGTTACTGCACCAGGTCCTGTTAGGGTTTGGATAGCGTAGGAATTATTCAGCTGTGAGACTTGAGTTTGAGTGACAACATCTTGTGTAGAGGTGTTGTCTGTGAATTTCTTAGGCGGTTTGTCGCCACGGATTAAAGAGACTTGTCCAATAGCAACTTGTCCATTCTTCATTAACCAAATTTCAAGAGGAAATTCTCTTCCTTTAGTCGATGATTTTTGGACAGTCATCGTACCTGTGATGATTTGCGTTCCAGTTTTTGTGAGTGTTACCCTGTCAGATGCAAGTCCTCCATCGGATGCCCATAGCTCAATTCCTAGAGGGGCATCTGGTAACACATCCACCCATACTTCCATGCGATAGCTGAGCTTTTCGCCCTTCATAAATGTAGATGTATTAAGTGGCAACGCAAAGCCGTGATAGACTGCTTGGTTTTTACCAGTAGTGGTAATTCGTAGCAACCTAGTTCCGGCTTGAACCTCGATAACATTGGCTTCAGATTGTTTCTTAGCCCATTTACTGAAATTCGTTGGATCATATACCAGGTTAAAGTCATCCAAGAAATTAGATACACGACTAACTAGACCATCAGCGGTCTGAATAACTTGTGAAATCGCTTGGTCTTGTCGTTGCAAGGTTTGAGTGTGTGATGATACGGTATCTCGTACATCATTAAATTCTACAATACTAACAATTTCGGAACTTGAAATATCGTAGTCAGTCATGCGGTCAGAGTGTTCAAGTTTCATACCGCAGATTTCAAGACTACCATTTCCACTTTGACCAAATTGTATTGAGTTAGATACTGTATCTGCTGTGAATGTGAATTGATATCTAACCCAATCTTTGTTCGAGATAGATTTGAATAATCTACGATTATTATCATTTGTAGTCCATGCACGCATCAACAAATTGACATTCTGACTCGTACTATTGCTAGATACTCTCGCCCAGCACGACATTGTGTATTTTTCGCCAACAACCAAATTAACTTTTTGACCGATATCTTTATTTCCACCGTTCGTGTTTCCTACAATACGAATAGCCTTCTTGATAGCTGTATGCGGTGCATCTCTTAATTCGATAACATCTGTCCGACCGTTACCACCTGACAAATACAATCCCCAAGTTCCGTTCAAGGAGTCCCCCGCTGGAATGATGGACGAATTTTGCAAGAGGTTATCATTTCTAATAATATCTCTCAGTTTGGTTTCAATACGTGAGATGGTTCTTTGGAATCCGTCGACAGAATTCTTGACAATATTCTGGACTTGAGTAGCATTTTGAAAACCTTTGTCATTGGCCAATCTGTCAAAATCGGTACGAGACAATTTCTCAATAATCTGGCCAGCTTGAACTTCGATTCTGCTTTCAGCAATTCTCAACCTATCTGTCAGAGGGTCAACCTCTTGTTTAGTCACAAGTGTTTTGATTCTGTCTGTTATCTGCTCTATTTTGGCAAAGTTGGAATCAGACAAACCTTTAGAAGTATTAGCGGACTCAAGAGCGTTTCTAGCTTCTTCTAAAGCTTCTTCAGCGGTTTGAGTAACTGTTGAACCAATCGCACGAATCTCTTCGATTTTTGTTCGTTGGTCTTCAAGTTTCTCGTTCATGCTGCTATCAAAATTTGAAAAACGATTGTCGATTTCATCTGATAGAGCACGCTTGTTTTCCTCTGCTTTAGCTTTTGCAAGTTCGATACCGTCCGCAATTTCTTGTCTTAACAATTCAGCTTGGTGATCAAAATCTAAGTCTGCATTTTGAAGAGCTTTTTCAAGGGCAATTTCTTGAGCTGATTCTGTCACTCCAAGGATGGCATCAGCTGCGCTAGATAGGCCACCAGAAGCTCTAGAACCACCAACGCCTGCCTTATCATCTAAAGTCAGAGAAATGTATTCTTCTTTTAAGGCATCGAACTCATAAGCAATAGCTTTCTTGAATGCATCGACATTATGTTTCCAGCTCTTGAGATTGACCGTATCACCCATGTGAACAACTTGCCCATCAAGTTCATAGGCTTCAATCTTGATAGCATCAGAGACCTTGTCAATGCCCTCATTTGAAAACTTAGCCTGTGCCCACTTCTGCAACTCTTCAACACTCTTTGCGTTGTTGTTCTCATACTCTTTTTCATTGATATAAGGGTATGAGTTGATAAGAGGACTATCAACAGTCACTCTGATAGTCGTTTCTTTTTCAGCACCTTCAGGTTTAAAAGTCGACTTTGCATGAATTCTTGTGACAACATTCTGACTATTTTTTGTGCGTTGGTAGTCCTTCAGATTTTTGTGCGTTGTAATAACAACACCACGATTCTCGCCACGACTCTTCTTGATAGTCATCGCAAAGTTATCACGAACCAGCTCACCTTCCCACGTCCCAACGATACTATGCTTGCCATCAAGCAATACAGAGTACAGAGTTTCTGTTTCAGTCGTGTTGAAGGTCCTACGATCCTGGATATCGCTATTGAAAGAAAAATCTCCCAAAGCGGTTTTGGTGTTTTGAACCATGCGAGAAAGAGCCATGCCACAGCTCTGACTAGTCACACTTACTGGTGTGATAGAGCGTTGCATCACATCGTCTGAAATGTGATAAGCTGTGATTTCCAGATGATCATTGTGTTCGATAGGTTTCTTAATGCGAAATAGCTGCGCACCAAGAACAGGAGTCGGCGCTTTTATCAACATATCTTCTTGAATAAGTTGATAGATACCAGAGTCAGAAATAGGATATTTCACAGTTAAGGTGAAATCGCCATTCATGGTCTCTTTAACAATTGCCGAAGTTGCTTCATGAAGTGGCTCCCCGTTCCACCGAACGGTTCTCACATCTTGATTAAGTAGATAAAGCAATTATGCCCACCCCCAAATCGTCTCGATTTCAAGCGATTGAACACCTTGACCTAGAACAACCCCAACGTTCTTCACTTTCGCTGGATCAACTGTGATAAAATCCCCTGACCATTTAACTGGCTTTCCTGTTGTGGTCTTAAAACTTGGATTGTCTGGATTGTTGACCATTACAAGCGATTCTGAGAGATTTTCAAGCCTAATGACCTGACCAGCGATTGTAAACGAAGTCTCAGCAGCACTTTGGCCACTGATTGTGATTTTAGGAAAAGCAAGAGCAGAACCTTGAACGGTCAAAGTCCCACTTTTTGTTAAAGTTTGCGTGTCACTTTTTTTGAAAAACTTGGTTGGATGACAAGTAAAAGTTGCCTTAGTCATATAAAGACCAGGTTTGACTTGGTCTAATTCTGTAGCACTGACTTTGTAGCACCATAACTTTGTTGTCTTAACTTGCTCATTCTCTAGCCAGAATTTCTCACGAATAAACAGGCTCATGAACTGATTCATCTGTTCTTCAGTAGGTTTTACAAGATAGATTGAGTAAGTCTTCTTTACAAGACCTCTGTGTTTGTTGGTTTGTACGATTGCTCCACTAATTCCACCGTGCTCAAGAAGAGCTGTTTTGCCTTCTCCTAATGCAACAGAGGGAGAATCATGGACGATGACCTTAAATGGAAAAGACGATGTTCTTACACCGTCAATCACAAGCTCGTTATGTTTTATCATGCCATACCTCCTCTCAATTGTGTCTTACGTTGCAATTCGTCAGCAATACGTTGAGCTACCTCATCAGCAATACGAATGATGTCAGCTTCTTCTCTGACAGTATTGCCAGTAATAGTAATGTTGATGGTTGGTGAAGTTCCACCCATTGTCTGAGCAATACCTCGACCGATAGCACCAAGCGTTTGATCATTAAGTGGCAATACTGCTTCGTTACCAGCTTCACCACCAACCATAAGGCTATTGCCATTCATTCCAAAAATGGTCGGTTTCGTCATGATACCGCCTTTAGCATACCATTCAATGCTGATGCTTGGCACACCTTGACTCAACCAATCCAATGGATTTGCTGAACCACTCACTGAAAAGTGAGGTAGTGGAATATGTGGCCAACTAACACTAAAATTAAATAGACCTTTAATCGCACTTATTGCAGAGCTTACAAGGTCTTTGGCTCCGTTGATAGCATTCCCGATTGAATTCTTGATTCCTGTCCAAACATTTGAAACAGTGTTTGAAATACCATTTAATACATTTGAAATTGTACTTGAAATTCCATTCCATACATTTGAAATTGTACTTGAAATGGCATTTATCGTATTTGAAATGTACGATTGGATGGCTGTGAAGATGGTCTGAACAACATTTTGGATAGCATTCCATACAGTTGAGAACACTCCCTTGATTGTTTCCCATGCTCCTGACCAGTCACCTGTTATGATCTGCATGACTGCCTTGATGATGCCTAAAACAACATTGATTGCAGTCTCAACTACAGTCTTGATGACTTCCCAAGCGGTCGTGATGACCAGTTGGATATTCGCCCATGCGCCCTCGATTAATGGACCTAAGAAAGTCATGACTGCATCAATTACGGTTTGGATAGCATTCCAGACTGTTTCTGCACTAGATCGTATAAGCTCTTGGTTTTCGGTCCACCAAGTAACAACCGTTCCGAATATACTCATGATGAAATCAGAGATTTCTGAAACGACTGTATTGATAACGGCTAGTATAGCATTCCAGATAGTCGTGACCGCCTCTCTGAAGCCTTCATTAGTTTCCCAAAGGTATTTCACAATTGCAACAATCGCTGTTATAGCCACCACTACTCCTGCAATAATCCCAATGATTGGTAATGCCGCTGCAATCATAGCTCCGAATGAAGACATAAACACGGCTTGCAGGGTTAAGAATATGGGGGCTAAGGCTCCCACAATTGTCAAAACCACACCTAAGATGACAATGAAATCTTTTACTGGATCAGGTAAGGAATTAAACAGCTCAGCTACACCTTTCACAATCGTTGCCAAGGTTTGAAAAACAGGGATCATCATTTCCAGAAGAGGTTGACCAATAGCAGATAATGCATTGGTCCCAGCTTGTTTCAGATTCCCCATCACGTTTTCTAATCCGTCTGATTCTCTTGCAGCCTGTCCAAGAGCTCCTGAGAGTTTATTTCCGTCTTCGACCATTTGAAGCAAGGTCAGTTGCTTCTGCGCTTCGCTCAAGTCCTTGAATGATTTGCCATACAGTTTATTTGCAGCTGCATTCCTGGTCGTTTCTGTTGCAGAAATGCCAAGAGCGGCATCGTTAGCAAAGTTTCCCTTCAAAAAAGATTGTAAGCTCTCTGTTACGCTCTCAATAGATTTGTCATAGAAGGCTGCACCGTCTGCTGCTGCCCTAGTTGCACGAGAAGTAAGATCCAAAGCTTCTGCTGTATCCAATCCTGAAGTTTTAGCGAATGAAGCCATCTGAGTGAATGATCCTTGCAATCGCTCTGGGACAATATCCATTTCCTGACCAATAGCATTCAACGCTTCTCTTGCTTGGATTTCCATATCTCCGAAAACGGTAGTAAATTGAGCATTACTAGCTTGCATTTGAGCAGCTGCTTCTAACGCTTCTTTTCCTACTTCCACAAGCTTTTCTGAAATAGCACTCAACTTCTCACTAAACTGTTGAAGTAGTTCTGCCCTTAAATTTCTCGAAATTTCACTTAAACTTTCTTGAGTGCTATCAGCAGCAGGCTTTGTTCCCTTCATCTCATCATTGAGATGATTAAAAGCTGTCTTAGCCTGATTTAGCTCAGCTTCCATCTTGTTGGCCTGTGTGGAGTTCTCACCAAATTCTTTTTTAGTGATTTCCAATTGCTGTTCTAGATTTGAAATCTGTTTACTTACAATCTCAGACTGAGCACCAATCTTTTTCTGGGCAAGAGCATTTCTCTCGGCTTCACTAGCATTTGAACCCAAAGCACTTTCTTGCAATTTGAATGAACTTGTCACCTTACTCATCTCTGAAGCAAGTTGACTCTGTTCATTCTGCAATTCTTTCAGTTGCGTTTGGTTGCTTTTAGTTGCATTTCCATTCTCAGCAAGTGCTTGATTTACGTTTGCTAGTTTTCCTTCATAGCCCTTCAAGACGTTTTGAGTAACTTCGACTTCGCGTTGAAAAGCACGGTACTGATCAGCGCCGATATTCCCATTTTTGAACTGCTGTTCCACCTGAGACTGAGCTTGTCTCAAAGTTTCCAGTTTCTCCTTGGTCGTCGCAACTTGCTTTTGCAGAACTTCTTGCTTCTGAGTCAATAGCGTTACGTTGCCTGTATCAAACTTCAAGGCTTTGTCAATCTGTCTCAACTCCTGACTTGCATCAGTAGCAGCCTTATTGACATTTTTCAGCGCCTTCTGCAAGGGTTGCGTGTCGCCATCGATTTCAATTTTGATACCTTTGATATTTCCTGCCATATTTCCTCCTTTCTCAAAAAATAGAAAAGCGCTGAGAGAACTTCTACGACCGATAATGCAGTCAGGGCAAGGAACTTGACCTCAGAATCACTCTCTCAGCACTCATTTTTTATTTAAAAACTGTCAAAATCAGCTTGCGTGGCTTTCCGTTCGCCACCCTTATCCTCGCTCCGCAGATTTACATAATCCGTTTGATAATCCAGAGCCATTCCAATTGATATGTGCTTTAAATCATCGATAGACAGACCAGTTTCTTTACAGCAGGATAAGTAGGACTCTACTGTAAAGATTTCTTCGCTAGCTGATTCTGATTCATCTGGTGCTTTTTTGTCGTCATGCTCGCATTCAGCATTTCCATCAACACAGGACCAACTTCTTGAATCGGAAATACTTCCATTTCCATGAAGAATTGTTCATAAGGCTTGATGTGAGGATTTGCAGATTTAGCAAAGGTCCAAAAAAGACGGTTGAAAAAGGTCATGTCAAAATCTGACAACATCGAAATATCAATATTAGTCGCTGTCAACTCCTTGTCAGTTTCAAGCTTATTCAATTCATTCATGAATGATTGATTTTTCAACATCGAGAACAAATCTTGAAAATAATCTTTTCCAAATTGTTGCTTGTAGGCGATAGGAGTATAGCCGTTGGTCCCTAACTCATACTCCTGATCACCAACCATAACGATTTTGCGCATACTATTTCTCCTTAGCCAACAACAGTAGGTTCATAAACTTTTGTAAACCAGTTATCATACGTATTCTTGTCATCAGCTGAAGTGATAGAGCGTTTAACAACTGTATCCAGTGGTCGAGGGCTTGCTTTGAAACTAAGCTCACGTTCGTTTGTTGATGTCCCGTTCTTAGTTTTTGAACCAATAGAAGGACGGCTAGCAAAACAGTAGTACATTACGTAGCGAGTCTTGTTTTTGTCACCTTCAAACTGGAACATCATTGCGAACTCTGTCGAATTTGCGTCCGCTTTCTCGGTCATAACACCAGTTTGTGCGTCCTTGATTTCACCCAAAATTTTTGTTGCAAATTCATCGATGATATGTGGAATTTTAAGTTTTCCTTCATATCCTTCGTTTGAATTCATGAAGTGGTAATCCTTATTATCTGCCTTGACAGAAGCTGTTTCTCCTTTTGTGTCAAGTGTCAGTTCCATCGCTCCAGGAAAACGAAAAACATCACCGTAAGTGATAACACCATTTTCACCGATTGTTTTAATAGGTGCGATATGTACGTTTTCAAGGCCGTAGGTAACTTTGTTTTCTTGAGTCATGTCATTCCTCCTTAGTATAGATAGACTGTGTAAGACTTGACATATAGCCTTTCAGTCTCAATAAATGTTTCTTCTTGAGCTTCAAAAAAGAGCTTGTGGGATTTCCACATCTCTTCTAGTCGCTCTTCCAAATCTTCATCCTTCTGCTCAAAAGCTAGCTCTACTGTCACGCTCTTAATCTGATGATTAACCGTGTTGTCAGCTGCATTGATGGCTGGACTAGATTCATAATAGACCAGGTAAGGCAAGTCTGGAGCGTTTCCAATTTTAAACGCTCGATAAGTGACAGGCAAGTTTGCCTGTTCCAAAATAGCAGCAAAGTCTGATAGCTTCATTTCCCAATCTCCTTGATTCGCTTCTCAAAGTTCTGAATTGCTTTTTCTTCAGCTGGCTTGATGTGGACGATACCAGCGACACGACCACCATTTCTTGAAAGGTGCCCGTTTTCAAGTATGTGAGTAAGACTTGCAACTGCGTTGAACACAACAAAAGAGCCATTGGGCAACTTCTTCTTTTTCCAACTTCTACGATACTTTCCGTACCGTTTCGGACTTGTCTCTTTCAACTCATCCACAGTCTCATCAGCCACTTGCTCTGCAATCTTATCCACTTCTTCAGTAACCTCATCAGAGTAAGCTGCAAGCTCTTTCGCTATCAAATCAGCAAGGTCATTACTCATTTCAAGACCTCTGTCAAAGTCAACTCTAAAATTTCAGAATCGATAGGATAGGTTTTCAAGATACGATATTGCTTGCCTTCAAATTTCGCAAACTCCTGATTCTCATACTCAAAATTTCGAATCTCAACGACCAAGCTCGGTTTTAGACCTGCCTGGTTTGCTTGATAAAATTCAGAGCGAGTAACATTCTTTTTACGACACAACAGAGTAACTTCAACATCTTCAGAGATTGGTTGTAGTAACTTGTCCTTACCTGTGATTTTTTTAGAGATCAATTTTATTTCATGATTCCACATTCTTGACCTCTTTCTTTGATGCTATCTGTAAATTATGCAGTCGCCATTGAAGGTGACGTGGCATATCCACCCCACCCTCATAGCGATAAGCAGCGTAATCAACGATAAACATTTCATGATCAGCACGGTCACCGACAAGCTCAATACCGAGATTATCGGTCAATTCAGTGATGACACTTGAAATGATTTTTTCTAGTGGCTTGTCTCTCAGTTTGGTTGAAATACCTAACTTGAGTTTCAGCAACTGTAACAGCTGAAATTCATCCATGTTTATTCCTCTTCTTCTGCGACGGGCTCTTCAGCAGCTTCATTAACTGTTTCTTCCTGCTCAACTGCGGGCTCTTCCTTCACTTCTTTTTCTTTTGTTTTAAGAGCTGACTTCTTAGGTTCATCATCTCCCAAAACTTCAAGGAAGATAGACCCAGCAGTGTTAGTCCCAGTCAAAAGACCGTTGGTAAAGCTATCTGTTGGCTCATATCCCTCACGAGGAAAGATATCGCCAACAGCATAGTCGTGTTTTTCAGGATCAGCCAAGTCCTTGAAAGGACGGATTACTTTATAGCTCATACGCTACCTCCTTAAGCTACAACATCAGTGTATGTTCCGAAGAATCCAGCTTCTTCATCTACTTTCTTAATATCCAAACGGATAAAAAGACCAAGCAATTGTCCGTAAATGTCATTGTTCACCCATTTAACGGATACTTGAGCACGGTCAAACTCTTTGACGAACTCAGTGACATCTCCGATGAAGAATTTCATGTCTCCTTCGTTTCCAAACACTGTGTCATCTACTTTGTAGATTGTTTTCCCACCAAATGAATAGCCAGTAGGTGAAGCTACATCAGTTTGAAGCATGTAGCGCCCATCTTTGTCTTTCGCCTTGTCAAGTGCGGCAAACATTGACTTAGTAACAACGATGCTTGCTTTATAAATTGATTTAAGCTTCTTGTTGTAGATATCTTTAATACCATCAAATCCAGCAGCATCTGCTTGAGTAGCTGTTTTGAGGACAGCTGTAATTAATGACAATTCAGTGTTTTCACCTTGATTGAACACTTCGTCTTCAACAATGGACATGATGTCATAGTCTGCGTCGTCAATCATTTCTTGTGACACAGGGACATATCCACGGTAAGTCTTGATTGAATAATCAATCTCGCTGATTGCTGGTTTTCCGAGTTCTGGATTTGATTTCAATTCATCTGTTGAAACCATTACACCATCCGTTTTCTTGATAACTGGATATTTACCAGATCCACTGTTAACTTTTACACGTTCCACAAGATCCAAAAGTGGATTACGTGTTTTGTTAACAAAATGAGGTTTCAAAACTTCAGTAGGGATTAAAGCCGCACTTCCTGAATCAGTAGTTTTCAAACCTGCGATTTCACGAGTTTGACCAGTACGAATGTATTTAGCGATTGCGTCACGTTGTTCCAATTTTTGTCCTCCACGTTTTTCTTGACTTGGGTAAGTCGGTGCTTTTCGATTCAGTTCTTCAACTTGATTTTGCAAATCTTCGATTTCTTTTTCAAGTTGTTCTTTTTCTGCCAATTTATCATCCAATTCTTTTTGGATGTCTTCAAGGCTCTTTTCGACAGCTGAAACTTCTTCGTCAGTTCCAGCTTGTTCCAATTTCTTCGCTTCAAGTTCAGAGCGCTTGTTCAATTCTTCAATCAATTCTTCGAGTTCAGCTACTTTGTTTGCTTTAAGATTAGCACGAGCACTTAAAATCTTTGATTTGTTCATAGATTAAATTTCTCCTTAATTTCTTTCTTGCGCTTGTCCAGCGCTTCACGATTTGCACGCTGTTGACTTTCAAAGTCTTTTTGTCGTGCAGCAATTTCCGTTTGCGGATAGGCTGGGAAAGTACATGGACTCACTTCAAAGATTTCTAATTCAAGGATAGTGTCCAGGTACGAACCATCTGCTTGCTCTTCCGTATTGATTTTGATTGGGATAAAACCAAAGCTACATCCAATCACATCACCACGCTGAACACGAGCATAGGCCCCAACAGCTTGCGGATCATCTTTATTGATAATGATGTCACCGTACAGACCGATGTCATCAACTCCTAAAATGACCGTTCCATTACCAGTCCGACCAAGCACCAAACTATCATCATGGTTAAATAATGCCCTGATGTCAGCTCCTTTGATGGCTTTTTCAACACCCTCACGCTTAATCACTTCAAAATAACCAGGCCACAGTTCGGTTACTTCATCAAACTTGATAAAGTAACCACTCAAAATCAAATCACCAGTATCACTTTCTTCTCGTGTTTTGAATTGAGCGGTACGATAACTATTCCGTTTCTTCATTCTCTTCCTCACCCCCTTTCAGTTTCTTCTGATCCCCAAGTCTATCTTGTGGGATATAGTTTTCAAGAGCAAGGAGCTCATCCATGTCAGGATCAGGTGGCATCCCAAGCCAATCCCTCCACTCATTTCGACGCATTGCCATGCTTTTAGTCATCTGTTCAGCGACTGATGACAATTCTGTAATGTCATACGAATAAAGCGATCGAGCATTCAGTTTGAAATACCGATTGTTTGAAACGAGTAAGTCTCTAGTTAAGGTCTGAGTGATTGTTGTAGCAATGCTCATGACCGTTGTATTGACAAAGTTGTTGTACTCTTCTTTGTCAAAACTACCAACTCCTAAAATAAAAGCTGGTACTCCCAAAAGCCCAGCAACTGTTTTCTTGTCAATTTCAACAGATTCATTGATAGCAATATCTTTCAAACTGAGTGGCTTGACCTGTTCGACACTCAATAGAGCATCTGGAATAATCCACGGCTCACCCGCCTGACTTGTTGTTAAGTATTTCTTGGCAACCTTGTCTCTCCCCTCTTGCGTGGCCAATTCTCCATTCGAAGAATCAACCTTAACAATTAGGCTAGGAACGTTCTTTCCGTTCATAAATCCTTTTTTGATTTGAGTCGCAAGGTTTAAATTCCTAACAATATCCCTCAGAGTAAGTCTGTATCCAGTTCCTACAAATGGATTGTCTGGATCAGGATTGATTACAAAGTGCACAATTTCGTCTGGGTTGTAGTCAACACCACGATAATTCATAACATAGCCGAGCTCATCGCTTTTAAAAGAAACTTCGCTCATTGGGAATGGTCTTAGGTTCAAAATGTAATCATTCACAGGATCATACTCAACATGAAGAACTGAATTTCCGTCACCGAACAGCAACAGGTCACGCACAATCTTGAAAATCCAAGTCTTGCGAGTCATATTTTCACATGGATTTACATCAATCTTACGAGCCAGTCCGTCTTTTATTCGAATATCGCCCTTATCGGTATTCTCCATCAAGTGAATAGTCATGTTTGACACCATGTCAGCAATCTTATTGACCGCAGCAATCACATCAGGATTGCGGGCCAAAGGCACATAGCTATCACCGTCAATATAAAGACCAAAATCTGAATGAGTGATAACATTTGTTCCGCTTCGACTCTTACCACGTTTCAAAATTCTATCTAAAAGCCCCATCTTTCCTCACCTCCTTTCTCTAATCAAAGAAGCTCATGACATTCGGATTCTTGCCAAGGTTAGCAAGAGCCTGAATACAAGCAAAAACGCTGGCATCGAACAAGTCAATTCTTGCAGTACCACCGTCACCGTCTAATTTCTCATATTGCACAGCATCGTCCACCTTTTCAATTGCTCTAACATTGCTCACACAGTATTCGTAAGCGTCAGAATGAAGATAGTAAAACTCTTTATTCTTAACTTTGAACTCAATCCGTCTGAATCCCTCTGATTTCAGATAGAAAAGCTGAGGTTGGTCAATCATCTTGAACCGAGCTTGTTTCATCTTCGTCAGAAACTCACGGCCAAACTTCCTATCCATCCCGACAGCGGCAATCTTGAACCCTTTCTCCCTCATCTTGATGAACCATTTAACGATATCATCATAGAGGACGGTCGGAGTGTTGCTCATAGTCAACCAACCATCAGACTGCCACCCAAATAGTGGAATGCCATCGTCATTAGCTTTCTTTTGAGCATTGACACGAGGGAAGAAAGCGTGTGTGATGCAGATATCAACATCTTTCTCACCGTCATGATAGACTCCGTATAATGCAGCAGCGGTCAAGTCATGCAACCTTGACAAGTCAGCTCCACCATACCATTGAATAGGCAAGCGTGCTAGTTCTTCCAAAGTCCAATCATAGCAACTGTCTGAAGCAATGAACTCATCAGGATTGAAATAAGCATTCATTGAGTTAGTGAATACATTCAAAGTTTTATTGAAAAACTCATTTCTTGTCTGTGAGTCATTCATAGCCTGCTCAGCTTCAGCTCTCAAAGCAGGCATGGACACCGTGACACCCCAAGACGGATTTGCCATCTTCAAAACATTATCATTAAGATAATCACCAACATCGCCATCTGTTGTCTGATTGGCTTTACAAATAAAGATAAACAAAGCCTCATCCTGTACCAACTGCTTGAGCACTTTCTGACAGTATTTCAGGCGGTTAGCAAGAAATCCAGTAGGAATATCACCGGCTGTTGAGATAACAAAAAGCATACTGTTCCGGTATGCTGACATTGTTTTCTTCATAAGACCATACTTCTTACTATTCCTCATCGTGTGAGCTTCATCGATGACCGTGACATTACCATTGAGAGAGTCCAAACGGCTCTCATCGTTAGCCAATGCCTGAATATAGAATGACCCATCATCTCCAAAATTAGCTGTGATAGAGTGTTCTTGGTTATTGTCCTTGATACGGATAGATTTATCATTCCATCGCTCCACGTTGAATTTGATAAAATTAAAAGCTTCCAGCGCTTGCTTGACAGAATTGGCCACGATATAGCATTTTGAACCACTATCGGCATCCAAAATCTGATAAAGCAAAGCAATAGCAGCCGTAAAACTGGTCTTGCCGTTTTTCCGTGCCAGCATTATCAAGGCTTCCTTGAACCTACGCTCGTTCGTACCAGCGTGATAGAATCCAAAGAGATTGACAACAGTGAAATGTTGCCACGGTTGCAAAATCAAAGGCTTGTTACGGATAGACATGGCAAACATGTCATCTCCTTGCTGATGAACAATTGAGTTCTCAATGAAGTGAACAGCGAAATCCACTATATCCTCATCAAGCTCATATGCTGGATTTTCTAAATCCCTCAAAAAGCGTTCAGCAGCCAAAATCCGTTCTTCGTTATGTTCCTCTTGATATCTCAGGACATAATCAACATAGGCTTTAGCTTTTCCAAGATTGGTTGTAGCGTGGCGAAAATCGGCAAAACGTTTTTCAAAGTCTTTATCCATCTTTCACCCGCTTCTTTTTCAGTTCATTCTTAAACTTCAGGACTTCGGTAAGAACTGAATTACCTTCCTGTTCTACTACCTCACCGAGTGATTTCGGGTTCATCATCAACTGATTAGAGTAGCTGAGAATGTCTTTCCTCAAAATTTCCATCGCTGTCAAGATTGGAACTTTACGCTCGTTCTCAGCACCAGCTTTATTGACGTAGGTGTCTGTTACTGGATAACCCATGTCAGCATAATCTTGAGCAAGTTTCTGATACTGATATAGCATACCTGCAAAGATGTCAATGATCATTTCAAACTCTTTACGATAAGTGCCCAAATCTTTCATCTGCTTGACCACTTTTGACTTAATTGACTTTGCTGTAATTGGTTTAGCCAAAAACTACCTCCTTCTGTCAAAATTGCTTAGTTTTTATCCCCTTTTTGTTTGAAGGCCCCCGACTTGGAAAAAGTTCCCTTCACCGGTACCCAATCGCCCAAAAATAATTTTTAAAGAGGTGGGGGGTATCCATAAAATTCCTCAAATTCTTTTTTTCGTTTTCTCTGCCAAAATAATCCTTGATTGATCACTTTGTCGTTTACCCTATCATGAAACGTATTGTGTTTTTTATTTGTTAGTGGCAAACAGTTCCACTCTACGAATTCAAGTTCAGGATATTCAGATACAGGAAAGATATGATGTACCATTTCAGCTGCTACTGAAATCCCATATCTCAAACTTTCTTGACAAAGATAATCGTACTTACGCATTATCTTGTCACGGAACTTTTCCCACTTCTTAGATTTCAAGGTCTGTCTGATAGGTTTGTTATACATCTCAAACCTCCCTTCTCAATACTAAAAGGGACAGGTCAGTGACCTATCCCCTCTCATACAAGAAATCTATGCTACCATAATAATCCTTTTTTTGTGAGACTTCAAGATGTCTTTTGTCTCAATTTTATTTTGGTCTCAATCCTATAAAATGATATTCTAGTGTTGGATTCTCAAAAATGTTTCCAATGATTTCAGCTTTATCCAATACATCCGGCTCATAGGGTGAAATACAATCTGGGTCCGCGACATTTAGACATTCAAGATAGAAACCATTTCCAGAGAGTACTTTCTTTTCTTCATAGTAGCGATATTTTCCAAAGCGTACAATAGCTTTTACAAAATCAATTTGAAGAACGTCCCCTACAAAAATTTCTCTGCCTTCTTTGTCATAAGTGCGTGTTGATTGAGTGATGTATTTCAAATCTTCAAAGTGCTTCCATCCACTGCCCTCATAGTAGACTAATGGACAATTACGGTTTTCATCGTTTTGGTCGCAATTGCCTACCACGACCCTGTAAAACATTTTTCGTTTTTCTTCGTCCCATGCTCTAAATTTTGTATCCATTCTGTCACCTCTTTATACTTCGTTTTTATCTCTCACTTTCACATATCTTATATTTTGTTAAACTCACTCTAAATCTTAAATCCTTACTAGATATAGGTTTTAAAGCGTTTCATTTTTTCAGTTTATGCTTAACTCATTATGTGAAAGTAATATCTAAAAAAATTAAATGACAAAGTTTCGTAGTGCATCATCAAGCTCTGCTTGTTCTATTCCTATGTATCTCAAAGTGATTGCAGGTGATGAGTGATTGAACATCTTTTGTAATGTTCCTACGTCCTTCGTCTTGTTGTAATATTTATAACCAAAGGTTTTGCGCATTGTGTGAGTTCCAACATTATCAATACCAAGTTCTTCGGCTGCTTCATGGATGATTTGATAGGCTCGTTCACGAGTGATTGCTTTGTTCTGACCTTGCCTACTTTTGAACAAGAAATGATGGAATGGTTTCCCTTCGACGTATCGTCTCATTTCTTTTTTGAGTTCTTTAGTCATCCGTCTAGTTATCTGCTTGCCAGTCTTCCTTTCCCTCAGTTTAATGTGCCAGCCTTGGACATCTTTTACCTTCAGGGTGAGTATATCTCCAACTCGCAAGCCAGTATTCAGACCTGTGATGAATAGCATGTAATACATCTCATTCCATTCTTTCAAATAGTCTTTCATGGCCTGGATGTCATCACTGTCTTTAATCGGTGATACATATTCCATGTTCTGCCTCCTTTCTCCAAAACAAAAAGCCAGCATTTGCTGACTTTTGACGATACTTCTGTTGGACAACTTTTTCTGACTAGAATTAAGGATATTTCCCAAGATGTGATGTGTGTTTTTGTTTCAGAAGTTCATGCTATCATGATAAACCTTTTTTTGTGAGACTTCAAGATGTCTTTTGTCTCAATCTTATTTACAACTCACCTTTCAGTATAGCGTACTGTTCTAATATAATCCTTCTTCGTCGATAGATTGTAGCTTTGCTCATGAATTTCTGTTCCGCTATTTCCTCCCATCTTAACTGAGGATATCTCCAACGCAGATTAAAGATTTCCTTATCTTCATCAACTAGATTGCTCAAGAGTTTGTTGATAATCCCTTTGAATCCTTCAAGGAAATTTAATGTTGGATCATCCGTGATTCTGATTGCAATTGTTTCAGTAGGTTTGCTTATTCCTACGCTGGGTCCACTTTGAACATCTGGATTTCGAGTCTCTAGTTCTAACCTTCTCAAATCTATTGTCCGTTGGATATTTTGAAATTTAAAAAGTTCTCTGTCTAACGTTTTAAGGTCTTCGTCACTCAACTTCTTCAAGCTCTACCTCCTTTTATACGATTTCTCCATCAAAGACTAAAGTAATCGTACCTGTTCCGTCTTGATGTTTAGATACTAAAGCTTGGCAATCTGAACCGAACTCAATTCCTTCAATCGTGATGCTGCGTTTTATATTGTTAACATTGATGATTGATCCATTTTGTGTTTTAATCCTCATTATCCACCTCTAGAAGTTCCTGATTTTCGTAGATATTGCCAATGACTTTGTAATACGGTAGGAATCTCTTTGCGATGTCAATTCGATAGGTGCGACTTAGACCATCGCCGTACCAGCAACCTTTGTCTTTGTCATATTTGACAATAAAGGTATATTCTGTCTGTATCTGATGATGTAAGATATCACCTTCAAAAACTTCTGTACCTTCCTTGTCACAAAGACCAGTTGACTGCATGAGTTCGATTTCGTCGGCATGTGTATTAGTTCCAAGTTCTCTTCCACGAAACAATACAGTTGTGACATTCCCTTCGTCATCAAAACGTATCCGTTTAACTTTACCCATTTCCTCCCACGTCTTGTGCCACGCTCTAAATTTTGGTATCATCTGGCAAATCCTCCTCTTTCACGAACGAACCATCAATCCAGCGACCTTTACGGTCTTTGATTTCCTGGTATGCTAGTTCAAAGCATTCATCAAAATCATAACCAAGATTTTTCAGATAACCAATGCAGCGTACTAGATTATGCTTACACAATTCCTTGCTAGCAAATCCTTGTGAGAGTTGAAATTCACTAATATTTGCATTGATAGAGACGAAACATTCCATCACATCTTTTTTGATGATACTATCAGACTCTTTAAAAATCTGATTGACATCCTCTTTGATTAATAGTGCTAGTCCTACAATCACGACTGCACAATCACCGATACTATCCTTGGTCACTTTCTCATTTTTTTTGAGGTAACCAGCGCATAGCTCACCGAACTCTTCACTAAGTTTGAGTGACTGTTTATCTAATCGTCCACCGTTTTCTAAGTCACGATCAATGAACCATTGCTTTACATTCTCTAGTGTATTCATAATTCAATATTATCTCCGATTTCTGTATTATTATATTTCTGCTCACTCACCACGAAAACATTCCCGTCAATCGTGATAGTGAAAATATTTCCGATTTTCTTCTTAGCTTCAACCTTGCCAGTGATGGTGTATTTGCTATCTGCATGATAGACTAGCAAGGGTTTCTGCACTTCGCTTTCCACGAATAATAGACAAATAGTGATAAGCCACATTGCGAATAAGAAGCGAATTAGTGTGTCTTTCATTTTTTGACCTTCCTTTTCGGGTTGCTGCGCTTAAAAATCGGATTCTTCTTTTCTTTTTTTCTTTGCTTGTGATAATCACTATCTTTATTGAAAATAATATCTTCATCTTCAATAAGTTCAGGAATGAAGTATCCAGATGGGTATCGTTCAGGTCGTTTCATCTCGTGACCTCATTTCTCAATTCAAAATCAATTCCATACATAAGCAGATTTCTTTGAAAATCAACAAATTCTCCAAGCATCTCAGCTTCTTGAAAATTGTACTCTTTGACTGAAACCAAGAAATCATCAATATCATTTTGTGCACTTCCGTACGATGTTTTTATATGTTCCATGGCAAATTCACGACCATCTACATCAATTGTGTAGTAGATTTTGCCACCTGAATAATCATATTTGTAATTCTTGATTACCATCACTCCACCTCCTCAAGCTCAATACCTGGACAGTCGAGCACCCAGCCAAACCCAACTTCTTCGAGTTCTTTGCGGGTGAATTCGCTTCTTAATCTGCTTTGTAAAAATCCCAAGAAATTCTCATCTTTAACACTTACAAGATACTGATCTACTGCTTTTAACTTTACCAAATACCTTTTTTCTTTATTGACTTCGTAGCCGTCAAGTATGGCTTTTATCAATCTTTTTCTGTTTTTAGGTAGTCTAGCTTCTCTCGTCAAATGTTTTAATTCTGTGCCGTCTTTATCCGTTAAGTGATACCCCCAGCCAGTTCTCGAAACATAATATAAAGCCGTTGTAACATCAAAATCATATCTAAAATCAAACGTTTCAAGGAATTTTGCTTCTTCCTCAGACACTTTGACTTTTTCAGGTTCTAGTTGTTTAATTGTATTGATGATTCTGTTTACATCAATACAATTTATAAATTGATTTTTATTTTCTTTTAAGGCATTACAATAATCAATCAACTCTTTTTTATTCATCTTCCAATTCCTTCATTTCTACTCCTAATTCGACAAGTTCTTGCTTTAGCATTTCGATTCGATTCTGGATGGTTTCTGTGATTAGACCAGACAATATCTCATCTGCTTTGATTTCTTTTGAAAGAAATCCATAAGCCGTTTTAAGAATATAATTAGTCTCTTTCTTTGTAATACTAAGCTCATCCCAGCACTTGCGTTTAACCTCTAAGAAATATTTGTACTCTTTAATCAAATGCATGATATGTCTAGCTTTGTTTAAGTCTTCAAGCTTCATCTTCACAAACTCCTTTCTCCTTTACGCTACTTTTTTTACTAATTTTGTTTGCTTCATCCATTCATTGGCTATGTCCCAGACATCGGTTGGGACGTCCTGGTTATATTTGCCACGAAACTGGACTATCTTACCCTGCTTTACCTCAAGTGTGTAAAGAGGTGTTTTTGGTTGATTTGATAAACGTACAAATACTATTAAGGTATCCCCTTTGAAATGCTTGTCTGTGTATGAGCTTACGCAGTGATGCAGTTTCTTGCCTTCGTAGATCAGCTCGGCCACTTTTCTAGGAACATGGAATGCATATCCATTGATGGTCTTATCCATTCCATCTCTGAGTTTGAATTCAGCTTCAAGTTGCTTGCGTTTCTTCTTATCTTCCAGTTTGCGTCTTTCTTCAACAAATTGATTGTATAATCCGACTGTGTGATTGTGCATGGCCGTGAAATCCTTTGGCACAAGCATAGCATCACCTTCAGGATCAATGCCCATTTCTCGTAGCATCTTGAGATAATCAAGATACTCATTGAATTCTATGTGATACTTAATAACCCATTTCTGAAACTTATTGATCCCTACACCTTTCGGTATATGCTTGATGTCGTGGTAAGTCAGATAAGACTCGATACTAGGTACTAGCTGGCCGTTCCGTTCTTTTAATCGACGGCTCAACTCAAATTCGTTAAAGCTGCGATTTGAATTCTTGAAAAATTGTTTATTCTTTTGAAGCCATCTACGGTTCAAGGTTCGCATATCTACGGTTCTTGTAAATCCAATTCTATAATTTGGAAACATGATTTCGTTGGCCAACCTATAAGCATGAATCTTCTGAGCAAACTCGATTTCAAACTTATATTTGTAAAGTCGTTCAATTTCCCAAAAATAGATATTATCGAATTCCAAATATTTGAGTTCGGATACTTTTTGAAGTCTCTTTTCCCAATTGTTTGGATAAAAAATATTTCCTGTGTAAAAACCACCGCTGAAAAAATTCGAGAAAAGATAAGGGTAGAATTGTCCGTTGTAATCTTGGCCAATCTTTGTGTGTTTGTCGTTTTCAAATCGCTCTAGATTAGTAAGTTGAAAATTGATAAATTGTTTCCCTTCAACCAGCTTCGAGTTAAATTCATAAGATTGAATCTCGATACGTTTCGACGTGCTGAGAATGATTGAGAAAAAATAGGTCTTGTCATAAAAAGTGAGCCGTGATGATTTTGTCAGTCGCTTCTCGATGCAATGGCCAAGGTTCAAATCTGAAGCGATTATGGTCTTGTCCTTATTGCTCCATTTGTACGTTGTGATTTGCGAGTAGCACCAGCTCCAGAAATCTGCAGGTGGTTTCAATCGTCTGTCAGCTTCTCGCTTGCATTGTTCATATTTCATTCGTCCAAGAAATCGAAAATGCTCATTTGCTTTTCGACTGCTCCTTTCTCTTTCTTAATTTTGACCGCATCAGCTTTATTTTCAGGAGGATTTTTAGGCTTTTCTACCTTCTTCTTGACAGATTCAACAGGTACCTGCTTGACGTTAGATACTTGCGAATTTGAGATAAAGTATTCTCGAATCCATCTGAATACAGTAGCGTCATCTATACAAGCGACTCCGTTTTCGGCAAATTTACGAGCTTTTTCTTTTGCAAAACTTAGAGCGCATTTTAGAGAGTATCGCTCTTTTAAGATGCCTTCGAATAATTCATTGTCTTCCTGATCGCATATCCAATTATGAACACGATCAAGTGCTGCATCATGTGGTTGGTTTAATTCCTCTAGCAACTTAGCCAGGGCTTTTTCTTTGATTTCATTCATTTTGTTTTCAAAAAAATGCGACTGCCTTTGTGTTAATTGGCTAAATACGGGCAGTCGCTCGTCCATTAGTCACACGACTGAGTGACGCTTCCTAGCTCGCTTTTAACGTGGTTCGCGGCACGTTGATTTTACTGCTAAGTAATAACAATCTAGTGCACCATAATCAAAAAGTACATCGTCTTTTCCGATATATTTTCTGAATTTTGGCTTTGTGATTGATGAATAAGCTTTCTGATGACTTTTCATTCGTTCAATAAGTTCATCAACGTTGTTGAAATAGCCGAGAAAGAATTTTCGATGCCCGTTGTAGACAAAGTATAGTTTTAACAATAAGGTGTACCACCTTTCTAAAAGTAATCTTTCCTTTTGTTTTTGAGGTCATTGAATACCATCAGATGATCATTATCTACACCTTTCATCAACCGACTCATGAATGGCCGGCCGTATCGCTTCTGGATTTCTTGTGCAGTTAGATTTGTAGTGATAATCGTGTTTGCCCTTTTATTGAGAATGTTATAAAGGATACTGAAGGACCATTCACTGTCCTTCTCCATTCCAAGATCATCCAGAACTAAGAATTTTGCGCTAGCAATTTTATTTACTAGAAACTCTTCCTGGCTGAAATCTGTCTTGATTTTCATCAACAGGTCAGTAACATTGATAAAGATAGCAATTTCTTTTGTGATTGATGACAATTCTTTCATAATCGCAAATGCAAGATGACTCTTACCTGTTCCAGCTTCACCTTGAAAAACAACATTGTTTCTGGCACCCTCAGACCATTCTTTACATATTTTTTTTGCAAATTCTAACTTTTCAGCTTCTTTTTCAGTGGGTGTGTCAAAATTCTCAAGAGTAGCATTCTTCAGCACATCATCATATAACGAGAATTTTTCAAGATAAAACTTTCGCTCTCTCTCGTATTCTGCGTCAGCAAGCTCGTTGACTCTTATTTGATTTTCGGCATGAATGCGTTCGTATTCACATAAACGGCAAAGGACATCATTTGTACGAAGGATTTTAATTAGTGGAATTTTGTGTTTATCACAAATTTCGTCCTGTTCCTCTGTGTTTTTGTGATAAGAGAGAGCCATTTCTTCCAAAGCATCAGTTACCATGACATCTTACCCCCACAAGCTTTCCAGCTTGCCATGTCTGACAAGCAAGCTATCACAGTTTCTTTTGATTGTTTTTTAAGAAGAGATTTTTTCGCATCGCTGATTGGATAGAAGTTATCTTCAAATTGTTGAATTAATTCTAGAATCCCCATTCTTCATTTACCTCCTGTTCATCTTTCTTCTCTTTTCGCTGCTTCTCAGATTGTCGAACTTGTTCAACTGTGGTCACTTGGTTCATCTGCCAATTTCTTAAAATACCACCAATATATTTGATATTTGGTTTTCCTGAACTGACTGCAGTTCTCAACGCTTCTTTGATTAAGTCAGCATCATTTTCATTCAAAAGATGTTTGATTTCTTCAATTTCAAATCCAGATAGCAATCTTCGGAATTCAGACTGGAATAGTTCAAGAATATTTTCATTACTATTAGTAGTAGTTATATTCTTATCTTTATCTTTTCTTATCTTATTCTTATCTCTATCTTCTTCTGTTGCGTTACTTTCCGTTACTGTAACGTTACATGTAACGTTACCACCAAGAGCGAGGGTTTTCTGCTTTTCTCGGTGTCTAGCTACTCGGTTCCTGGTTTGTTGCTTGATTTTTTCCATGCCGTCAATGTTTTGATGTTTTTCCCAATTCGGCAAAGTGATGATACCATCAATGATTTCAACCATTCCGAATTGCTCGAAAATTCCAAGGGCCATCCTCACGGTATTGAGCGGTCTTCTAAAGATAGTAGCAAGCATTTCATCTGTATAGTGGACTTTGTCTGACATCATCAAAAGTCCGTTTCGATTGTGTTTTCCAGCTAGAGCTAGGATTTTAAACCAGATGACTAAAATAGCGTCATGATCTGGGAGCGCATCGATAAGACAAATTTTTTCATCATCAAAAATATCTGTCGTAATTTTAATCCATTTAATTTCAGACATCGTTACCCTCCTTTTATGTTTTTATAGCTCTTTGTCATGCTCGTGCTCCCCATTTTCTTTGGTTTTTACGAAAATCCATCGTCATTTCTTTGTAGAGTAGGCGACCGTTTTCTTGTAAAAGGCTCGCATTTTGTCTTCTTAAAGAATCGTTGTTGCGTGATTCTTCCTGATAATCATTGGCCAGTCTGTCGTAATCTTCGACACACATCTTCAAGTCTGATGGTAAGTCTTCGATTGTTGATGATAGTCCGATAGGTGGTTGTGTGTCGTAAGTTGACTTTCTGTCGCACTTTTTCAGATTTTGTCGAGCAGTTGAAATAAAATCGTCTGCTTCTTCGATGATGATTATTTGTTTTTCTTCTTGTTTTCCATCATACCGACAAGTAAAAAGCATGATTGCAAAGATACCGATAAATGTTAGTGATACTCCAAATAATTGGCTCAAGATGTTTGGTTCGTTCATTTTTTTACTTTCTAATCCTAAATTACAAGATTTGCTTGAATAAACTCATCGAGTTCATTCTTGTCAATTCGTTTTGTTCCGTCAATTTTATAAAGGTTTAACCCCATTTTTAACCATTTGCGGATGGTATTCGTGCTACAATCTGAATAATTGGCAGCACTTTCGATTGAGAGCCATCGCTTTTCAATCGTCTCGTGCTCTAACAATTCTTTGAAAGATTCTTTGAATTGATTTTGAACGACTGAGCGAATACCATTTTCAAAATCTTCGCTGAGAATATTCACAATAACCTCCCGATGTGGTATAATGTAAGTAGTTATTTTAGTAAGTGCCTGATTACCGTCAGGTGCTTTTTTTATGCGCTATACGCATTCAATTTCATGATTTTCATTTTGGTGTTGGTACTTGGTTCCCAAGTCATCCAGTATGCAAGTGCTGCTTCTGCGAATTTCTTTGGCAGTAAGTCATAGCGACTGATGTTGAAATGATCCTTGAAATCAATTTCAGCTTGTCTGAAGACCGATTGAGCGAATGCTTTATCTGCATAAGCTGGGCTGTCAATTCCACCAAGGCAAGCAACCACTCGTGCCTTGCGCTTCTTCAATAGAGACTGAGCATAGCTTGGGTGAATTGGTTGTTCATTCTTGAGATAGTCGATATCTTCTAGCATTGTGACTTGTTGTTTCCGAAGTTCTTTTTGTCCAGTAAACAGAGCAATGAAGGCATCTTCGTCTAGGTCCTCACGAATGAAACCACCTTGTCTTCGAATTGCTGGAAGAACTTCTGATGTTACCCAACGTTTGAACTCTTTTGCTTGTGGTAATTTGCTAGATAGAATAAGTGAGTATAAACCTGACTCGTTGATGACCAACATATCTTGGATTCCACCACTAGTAAGGATGCCCTGTTTTAGGGCGTCCTCTTCATCAACATGAAGAGCGATTGCGTTTCTTGCTTTGCTATATCCTAAGATATCCGCAACATCTTTTCCGACGAACCAAGGCTCGTCATTGATTGTCATAGTACGGACTTCTTGTCCGTGAAAATTAAAAATTTCGTTCATTTATTACTCCTCGAATTTTTCCCATGATTCTGAAATTCGCAATTTCTTGTTAATCCGCAATTTCAAATCATCACTCCCTTTCCCATCTCGGAATAATTGAGTGATTGCGGATGGACTTACACCGATAACGATAGCTAGATCAGTTTGCGACCAACCTCGCTTTTTGAGTTGTTCTTTAACAATCTCATTCCATTTTTTATGTTGTTGACTCATAAGACCTCCTCCTTAATTATTTGTAAAAGTTAAAAAGTTGGTAAATACAAAAGTGTTATTTCTTGACTTTTATAATACGATTGTGTAAAATAAAAACGTAGTAAAAGACTTGATAAAATAACAAATCTATCAATTGTTGTTGCTCGCCAAAGCTATTAATTTTTAGATAAGTTTTTACATTGTTTTTTACCAACTTATTAACTTACAAGAACTATTTTACACGAACGTATTATTTTTGTCAATAGTTTTTTGAAAAAAATTACACTTTTGTGTAAAATATTTTTGTAAGTTCTTTAGAAAGGTTGATTTTACAATGTTTGAAGCATTTGAAAGAATCAAAGAACTTGCAAAGAAGCGTGGCGTTAATCTTCAAAAAGTATCTGAAGATCTCGGATTTAGTACAAATTATTTGTATAGTTTGAAAAATAAAAAGACACCTTCTGCTGAGCATATTGCTAAAATAGCTGAATATTTCAACGTTTCGACTGATTACATTCTTGGTCGTACTGATAATCCAAACCTTCCAACTGAATCTGTCACTACTGCTGATGGTCGTGTTGTTGATTTGTCCAATCTTCGTGAACGTGTGGTTCTATTTGATGGTAAACCACTATCAGACGAAGATGTTGATAAGATTGCGCAGATCATTAAGCTCTCTTTGGGGGTGTCTGATATTGAAAGTGAATGAGTTGCTGGATGAATACCAGGTCACACTCTATCTTTTTCCTGAAACTATGTGGGAACGTAGAGGCTTCTATTTCCCTGATGAACGCATTATCTATGTGAATAGAAATCTTAGTCAGGAAGAACGAGAAGATGTTATCCTGCACGAATTAGGACACATAAACCATAACCCAGCCAATTACAAAAGGCTGCTATACAAATATGAGAATGAAGCTGACCGCTTTATGGTCCGTCATCTTATATCTGAAGAATTGTCTCAATGTGAACCATCAGAGTTCAACTGGTTGAGATTTGCTGAAAGGCATAGAATTGCAACCACTTGGGGTGAACAGATGATTCAGGAAGAGTTTTATAGATTGACTGGAAGTTGATAAATTTTACAAAAAGAAAGGTGAATAGAAATGGCATTATTTGGGAAGAAACAAAACGATGTTCAAGAAGTTGAACTTTTTACAGAAGAACCGAATGAAAGAGTTTTTGAGTTCAAAAAATCAAAAACAGTAGTAAGAGTTGATGACTACTTCATCAGAATTGCCAGAAAATCAAATGTTTCGAATGTTTTACTGCATGGATTAGATGGTGAAAAATCAATTTTGTTATCAGAAATCACTGCTTATCAGTTAAAAGAGCCTGGTGCGACTGTTGGGTATCTTCAGCTTGTTTACCCTGGTTCGTCTGATGTAAAAGGTGGTGTTTTCGATGCAGTAAAAGATGAAAATACTGTGACATTCCTTAAAGAAGATAAAGAGTCCATCCTAGAGTTAAAAAAAGCAATTGAGGAAGCTTTGAAAAATAAAGTTAGAAAATAA